CTAATGTTATTGGTATTAGTGGAGATAATGAGTTCTGTAAGTTAGCTTGGAAACAAGATAATGAACTCATAGGAAATATACAACATTCCTTAGCGGCAGACTGCGGCTTAGGACTATCTTCTAAACTAGGAATAGTACATGAAGAAGCAGGAGTATGTTTTAGAGCTACTTTTATCATTGACAGAAATGATATAATACAACATGTAAGTGTTAACGCACTTGACACAGGCAGAAATGCTCATGAAGTTCTTAGAACTTTACAAGCAATCAAAGCAGGTGGATTAACAGGGTGTGAATGGACACCTGGGGATGAACTATTAGGATGATTTTATTTACAGCAGACTGGCATATTAAACTTGGACAAAAGAATGTACCTGTATCATGGGCGTGTTCCAGATATCAGTTATTCTTTGAACAAGTACAGGAAGCAATAGATAAACATGAAGTTGATCTTCACATCATAGGCGGGGACTTGTTTGATCGAGTCCCTTCTATGGATGAACTTACTTTATATTTTGATTTTGTTAAAAGAACACAAGTAAGAACAATTATCTATGATGGCAACCATGAAGCCACTAGAAAAAATAACACTTTCTTTGATAATTTAAAGAGAGTAACAAATGAACTTAATCCTCTAGTAGAGGTAATAACTGAAACATACTACGAAGACGACTGGGCAATACTACCTTATGCAGATTTGCATAAGAAAAATAGTATAGAAACGATAGATGCAGAGTATCTATTTACTCATGTTCGTGGAGAGATACCTCCTCACGTTATGCCTGAAGTAGATTTAGAAAGATTTGATAAGTACAAAACGGTTTTTGCAGGAGACTTACATGCTCACGAGAATACTCAAAGAAATATTGTGTATCCTGGAAGCCCAATGACAACCTCTTTTCATAGAAACCAAGTCCAAACGGGGTATCTAATTATAGATAACTGGGAATGGACATGGCATAAATTTGAGTTACCACAACTTATTCGTAAGACTGTTGATACTACTGAAGCAATGCTACAGACAGATTTTCATCATACAATTTATGAAGTAGAAGGAGATGTGCAAGATTTAGCAAAAGTCAAAAATTCTGATTTACTAGATAAGAAAGTTGTTAAACGAGAGACAGAGGCTACTTTAAATTTAAGTAGTGAAATGTCAATGGAAGATGAACTAGGAATATATCTGAGAGAGATTCTTTCTCTTGATGATGAAAAAATACGAAAATTAATGGGAGTTTTTAATGATTATTCTACAAAAACTGAAATGGGATAATTGCTTCTCTTATGGAGCAGATAACGAGTTAAATTTAAATGATTCAACTCTTACACAACTAGTTGGAACAAACGGAGTAGGTAAGTCTTCTATACCTTTAATATTAGAAGAAGTACTATTTAACAAGAATAGTAAAAATGTAAAAAAAGCGGATATAGCAAATAGATATGTTAACAAAGGGTACAATATTAGTCTTGATTTCACTGTGGACAGTGACTTATACAACATTACTGTTATACGGCGTGCTACACTCAAATGTAAGCTAACTAAGAACGAGGAAGATATATCTTCACATACTGCGTCAAATACTTATAAGACGTTAGGGGATATATTAGGGATTGACTTTAAGACTTTTTCACAGCTAGTATATCAAAATACTAACGCATCATTACAGTTTTTGACTGCTACTGATACAAACCGTAAAAAGTTCCTAATTGACCTCTTAAAATTAGACGATTATGTGTCTTTCTTTGAAACATTTAAGGAAGCAGTGCGAGTAAATTCAAGTGATGTTACAGCTATCAATGCGAAACTTTCAACTATTGCAAAATGGTTGGCAGACAATATTCTCGAAGATAGTTCCATACTTCCAAAAATGGATTTACCATTTTACTCGGAAGAACAAGAGATGTCTTTACGTTCTTTATTAATAGAACTTGAAAATATCTCGGAAAAGAATAAAAAAATAAATCTTAATAATCAACTTAAACACCAGCTTGCTGATATAGATTTGCATGAGTACAAAAGACAACTTGCAAAATATGTAGAAGAAAAAGATACTAATGATGCTGTTTCTTCAGTAGCAACATGGAAGTCAGAAGCGATCCATGAAGATAAAATGCTTAATAAGTATAATAAGTTATTAACTTTAGATGATATGGTGTGTCCAACTTGTGAAGGAGAAGTTGACGAAATATTTGTAAACAGTATGATAAAAGAACATACTGAAAGAAAAGAAAACTGTGAAAGATTTACACAGGACGCTGCAAGAAAGTTGCAGAAATTAGAGGAAGAAAATGCGATATATAGGACAGCAGAACGAGAAGTACAAAATTGGGAAGACCTCTACAGGTCTATCGACCATGAACTCACTACATCAATCCTCAATGAAGATGACTTACAAAACCAAGTTAAAAAACTTAGTGAAGAAATTACCACTGCTAAGTCGGCTCTTCAGGAAGTAATTGATGAAAACACCAAAAGAGAAAGACATAACACCAGAATTGGAATTATACTGGAACAGACTAGCGAATTTCAAAGCCAACTTAATGCACTCCAATTTGAACTATCAAATAAAGAAGAACACCTGGCGGCACTTGAAACGCTTAAGAAAGCATTTTCTACCAATGGATTATTAGCATATAAAATAGAAAGTTTAGTAAAAGAACTAGAAGTTCTAACAAACGACTATTTAGCAGAATTTAGTGATGGTAGATTTAGTATTAATTTTGTTGTTACAAATGATAAACTTAATGTAGAAGTATCTGATAATGGAAACATTATAGATATACTTGCTCTTTCTAGTGGAGAACTAGCAAGAGTAAATATTGCGACATTAGTTGCAATACGAAAACTTATGGCTTCAATTAGTAGAAGTCAAATCAATGTTCTTTTCCTTGACGAAGTAAATCAAGCTTTAGATGAAGTTGGAAAAGAAAAAGTAGTAGAGGTGTTATTAAAAGAAGAAAATTTAAATACTTATATGGTATCACATGGTTGGACTCACCCATTACTAGAGAAAATAGAAATAATTAAAGAGGATAATATATCATGTTTAGATTCATAACCAAATGGTGGAACATACTAGTCGGTAAAGACGTAAACAGAGATGGAAAAGTAGATATCAAAGACAGTCTTGCTAAGGCAGAAAAGAAAGTAAAGATAACTACTCAAAACATCGGCGACTAATTTAGTTCTTGACACGAGTTGAGAAATCTGTTATAATATACAAATATTGGAGAAAATATGAAAGTAGAGATTTATAGTATACCAAACTGTACTTATTGCAAGAAGGCTAAGTTCTTAGCTGACCATGTAGATGAAGTCACAGAGGTATCATATAAAATGATTGGCAAGGATTTTTCTGCGTCTGACGTTAGAGAATTATTTCCTAGTGCTAGAACTTTTCCACAAATACTAGTAGACGATAAACATATCGGTGGCTATGTAGAGTTGGAGAAGTTGATTGGTTAACAGTAGACGTAAAGGTCACGATGCAGAGCTCAAAGCTGCTGCAATGTTAAAAAGAATTACTGGAATAGAGTTTGTACAGACTCCTGGTAGTGGCTCTGGTAAAATAAAAGGAGACTTATGTGTACCGCACAAAAAGAATCTTTTTTGTATAGAGATTAAACATTACAAAGATATGGGATTCAATCATAAAATATTCACTCAAAAGAGTAACGTATTTGTGAATTGGTGGTCTAAACTTTGTAAACAATCTGAACAGATGAACCAAGAGCCATTACTTATTTTCAAAGAAAACCACTCGCAGTGGTATGTGGCAACGACAAGAAAGCCACTTTACAAAAAACATATGTACATAAACTGGCTAGGGTGCTATGTCACTCTTGCTGATAAATTTTTAGAAACACAAGAGGTAAAATTCACAAATGGCGATACAATTTACGAGCCATGGAAAGCCGATCCCGAATGGGAACTTATTGATTGTTGATGGACTCAATCTAGCTTTTCGATGGAAACACCAAGGTACTACAGACTTCGAGCATGAATATGTAAGAACTGTACAATCTTTGGCAAAGTCCTATAACTGTGGGGAGATAGTCATCTTAGGCGATGGCGGTAGTAATTACCGTAAGTCTATTGACCCAGAGTACAAAGCAAATCGTAAGGAACGATATGCAGAACAAACACCTGCTGAGGCAAAAGAATTTGAAATGTTCTTAGCAGAATTTTCTACTACCATGTCTACTTTAAAACGTAAGGGTTATCTTACACTAAAGTATGCTGGAGTAGAGGCTGATGATATAGCCGCACTTATATGCCAAAACCGAGAAAACCTAGGTGTAGATGAGATATGGATGATATCATCAGACAAAGACTGGGATTTACTAGTCGATGAAAAGATCAGTCGCTTTTCGACTGTAACAAGAAAAGAAACAACACTACTAAACTGGGATGAGCATTATGACTTTGACCCTTACTACTACTTGACTTACAAGGCGTTGACAGGGGATAAAGGAGATAACGTTCCTGGTGTAGATGGGGTAGGACCGAAACGTGCAACTCAATTGATTGAGCAGTACGGAGACGTCTTTGATATTATGGCGAGTTTGCCACTTGATGGAAAGTACAAATATATTCAGAACTTAAATGAGTTCGGAAGCAAAGGACTAGAAGCTGGGGTAAAACTCATGGATTTAACATACGATGTCAATGCAGCAGTGCTAGGACATGGGGAAGAAATTATAGGATTAGTAGAAAATTATGTCAGTGAAGATAGATTATAGTAAAGATTCTCTTTTGGATGATTTTGCACATGCAACTCTAAAAGATAGATATATGGTAGGTGATGAAACTTCACCTCAGGAAGCCTTTGCTCGTGCTGCTATGGCTTTTGCAGATGATGAAGACCACGCACAAAGATTATACGATTACGTTAGTAATTTATGGTTTATGTTTGCAACCCCAGTGTTGTCAAATGGAGGAACTCGTAGAGGATTACCCATAAGTTGTTTTTTAAATTATGTAGATGATAGCAGAGAAGGTATTACTGACCACTTTGTGGAAAATGCTTTCTTGTCATCTTTTGGTGGGGGTATTGGAGGTACTTGGAGTGATGTTCGTTCAGCGGGAACAAAAACATCAAAAGGTTCCGAGTCTACTGGAGCAATACCTTTTATGAAAGTTGTAGATGCAGAAATGTTGGCGTTTAGTCAAGGTATAACTAGACGGGGTAGTTATGCTTCTTATCTACACATATCACACCCCGAAATAGAGGAGTTCTTAGATGTACGTAAACCAACTGGTGGTGATGTTAATCGTAAGTGTACTAACCTGCATCATGGTGTCGTTATTCCTGACTCTTTTATGGAATTAATTCATAGAGCCACTAAGGAAGACAACTTTGATGATGGGTGGGATTTAATAGACCCACACTCTAAAGAAGTAACAAAAAGAGTCTCAGCAAGAGCTCTTTGGGTAAAAATATTACAAAATAGAATGGAAACAGGAGAGCCATATGTAATGTATGAAGATGCTGTACAAAATGCTTTACCAGATTTTCAAAAAAAGAAAGGATTAAAAGTACATCATTCTAATTTATGTAGTGAAATTACTCTTGCAACAGATGAAGAAAGAACAGCAGTATGTTGTTTATCTAGTGTAAATCTAGAATACTATGATGAATGGAAAGAGCACCCCTCATTTATAGGAGACTTAGTCAGAATGTTAGATAATGTTTTAACTTCGTTTATAGAAAATGCTCCAACGCAATTAGAAAAAGCTAAGTTTAGTGCTATGCGGGAGAGAAGTATTGGACTTGGTGCAATGGGATTCCATGCGTATTTACAAAAAAATGATATACCATTTGAAAGTGGTATGGCTGGAGGAGTTAATTTAGAAATGTTTAATCATATTAAATCTTCAGCAGATATTTGTACAAGAAAACTTGCACAAGAAAAAGGAGCTTGTCCTGATGATGATACAGCTTCTGTAAGAAATGCTCATTTATTAGCAATAGCTCCTAACGCAAGTTCTAGTATTATTTGTGGAAACACAAGTCCAAGTATAGAACCTTTTCGTGCAAATGCTTATACACAAAAAACAAAGACTGGGTCTAACTTAGTAAAAAATAAATACCTTGATAAAATTATTAAAGAAAAAGTAACTGAATCAGAGTATGAAAATGTTTGGAAAAGCATAGTTGCAAACAGAGGAAGTGTTCAACATCTTGATATACTAGATGATTGGGCAAAAGATGTCTTTAAAACAGGTGTTGAAATAAATCAATCATGGATTATTGAACATGCTGCTCAAAGACAACCATTTATATGTCAGTCACAAAGTTTAAATTTATTCTTTCCACCTGACGTTAATAAAGGTGATTTACATGCTGTACATATGTTGGCATGGGCAAAAAATTTAAAAACATTATATTACTTAAGAAGTGAAGCTATTAGTAGAGCTGATAACGTTGCTTCTCAAGCAAAGAGAGAGATAATCTTCGAACAAGCAGATTGTCTTAGTTGTGAGGGCTAAATGAATTTATTAGAAGAAAGAGAATATTATAAACCTTTTGTATACCCTTGGGCATTTGAGTTTTACAAAAAGCAACAACAAATGCATTGGTTACCTGATGAGGTACCACTCCAAGATGATATAAAAGACTATAATCAAAAATTATCTGATGGTGAAAGAGTACTTATAGATAATATCTTTAAGTTCTTTACACAAGCAGATGTAGACGTATGTTGTGGATATGCAAAGCATTATCTTCCAACATTCAAACAACCAGAAGTAAGAATGATGCTTGTTAGTTATGCTGCTATGGAAGCAGTACACCAAGAAGCGTATTCTTTATTACTAGAAACATTAGGTAAGTCTGACGATATGTACCAAGAGTTTTTTGATGTTCAAGCAATGTCAGAAAAACACGAGTACTTAACAGACTTTAATATGAATAGTCCACATGAAATGGCAAAAACAATGGCAGTTTATAGTGGATTTACAGAAGGAGTACAGCTATTCAGTAGTTTTGCTATTCTTCTTAACTATCCAAGACATAATCTTATGAAAGGTATGGGGCAGATAGTTACATGGTCAATAAGAGATGAGTCACTTCATGTTGAAGGATTATCAAAACTCTTTAGAACCTTTATTGCAGAAAATCCAGAAATATGGACAGACAAGCTAAAATATGAAATATATTGTGCAGCAGAACGAGTTGTTGAATTAGAAGATCATTTTATTGATGTTTGTTTTGAAAAAGCAGATATCAAAGATTTAACAGCAAAAGAAGTGAAAGAGTATATAAGATATATTGCGGATAGAAGATTACTAGGATTAGGTATGAAAGCCATATTCCATAGTACTGAAAATCCTCTTCCATGGATTGATATGCAAGTAAATGCAGTTGAGCATGCCAACTTTTTTGAAAACCGTGCTACTGAGTATGCTAAGGCTAGTACACAAGGCAATTGGCAGGATGTATTTAAATGAGTTCAATAACAATAGATGGTATCGAACACGATACTGATAGTTTTGATAAAGACCAAAAATCTTTATACCATGCAATAACTTACTGTGATGCAAAACTAGCTGACCTCGACAATGAGAAAGCAGCATTGCAAACAGCAAGACAAGCATATGTAAATGATTTGGGCAATAATCTAAAAGAAGATTAATGGTTATATACATCGGGTACGACTCTAGTCAACCTGAAGCATATGCCGTATGTGAGGCTTCCATACGAAAGTATAATGGAAGCCACACTATTAAACCACTAATAAAAGATAAGTTAGAAGTATATAATCGACCTTTTCAAAATGAAAGTACAGAATTTGCTTTTACGAGATTTTTAGTACCATACTTATCTGATTATCATGGGCACGCACTGTTCTGTGATGCTGATTTTATGTGGAGATGTGACCCACAAGAAATAGTATATCATGCTAATGAAACGCATGATGTATATTGTGTACAACATCCCGACTTTCTAGTACCTTCTAGTAAGATGAATGAAAAAATAAATAGTTCTTATCCAAAGAAAAATTGGTCATCCTTAATGTGGTTTGACAACTCAAGGTGCAAAACCCTAACTCCTACCTATGTAAACCAAGCCCCAGCGGGTGCGTTACATGAAATGAAATGGGCAAAATCAATCGGTAGTTTACCAGCAGAGTTTAATGCTATGGTAAATTACTATCACTTCAAAAATCCAAAAGCAGTTCACTTTACAGATGGTGGACCGTGGCACGGTATAAACGACAACCTGGAATATTCAGAAGAATGGAACAAACTTTACGCGACCTTACAGAAAACAAATCAATAATACTTGTAGGAAACTCTGTTGAAATGTTACAACATTCTATGGGGGATATTATAGACTCTTACGATACAGTTGTAAGATTTGGAAATGGTATTCCTAATTCTACTAATTCGGAAAGTATTGGTAAAAGAACGGACATTTGGGTTACAGGATTTTTAAGATACAAAAAAAGACGATTTTATCCTGAGAACATTCCTGTTCTATTTAATCGTTCTCGTATACACCTTGATAAAAAACCACAACATTATCCTGATTATAAAGTTATTGAAATGTTTTCGGATAAAGAGATGTTAAATATATTTGATTTAGTGGGAGCTAAAAACGGTGAACCTGACGGGCAACGCCCATCGGCAGGTTTTGTTACAATTGAATATTTTTTACAAAAAATAAATTTTTCGACTCTTACATTGGTAGGGTTTGACTTTTTTTCTAAAGCTCTTTCAATCACTGCCGGTCAAGCGAAACCTTATAGTTGGCATATACCTATGAATACACTAGACAAAAATCCTCATGCTTACAGAGAAAAGAAAATTGTATCAGAGTATCATAAGAAAAAAGAAATTGAGTGGATAATCTTATCTGATTTAATACAAGAAGAATTAGACCTTTCCTAATTTAAACCCAGTTTGTAAAAGTTTTCCTACAGTTGCTTTTTGCTTTGCGGCTTTTTGTAGCAATACTTCGTTTAATTTAGAATTTCTAAAGTTTAGCGGAATCTTATCTATAAAAGTTGTATAACAATCCCAAGGAACACCTATTTGAATACTTGTTGGTAAATTAGTATAGTCCATTGCTAAATAATTATGAGGTACATCTAAACTCCAACTTTTTCTTAACATAACATTATAGTCTAATATTTCTCTAGGCATTATAGCATCTAATATAATTAAATCATCTAATTTACCATTTAAGTATAAAGGAGACCAGGAGTGTTTGTAAAAACTTAATGCTTCGAAAAAAGCAATATCATTACAAGCTATTAGTTTAGTATCAATATAAGGTCTTAAATTTTGGTTAGGTGGATCTATTTGTCTAGTAAAGAATAAGTCTCTATCTTCAAATTCGCAGAGTCTATCATAATTTAATACTACCATACTTTTATCTATAAAAGGCATGCCTTGATGTGTAGTTACAGGTAGTCCAAGTAAGCTATAGAAAGCCTTTAAGTTAGGATGTTTATCAAAAACTCTATCTCTGCTTAAGAAAGAAATTGAGGCTTTAAAAAATTCTGCAGGAGGTATATCACCATTATCGATATCACGATTAAAAATTCTATTTCCGTCCCATACAATAATTCTTTTTGCAAGTCCTCCTTTATCTTTCCAATGTTCTTTTAAAGCAAAAGTCATTCTAGAAACATTATCTTCTCTCCACCATGCTTCATAAACTTTTACATTTTGAAAATTTGCTAAAATCCAGTCTATTTCTTGTATGTTCCAATCATCTTTATGAACGAACAAATGCAGACGAAATCCGTCTTTATCTAATAGTGATGCTAAAGTAAACATACTCCAGTCTTTTTTATATTTTGTTACTAATTCAATCATCCGTTTGTTACCTTATATTCCCAAAAATTATTGAGATAATTTTCTAATCTTAACTCGGCATCTTCATCAAAATTGAAGATAATTCCAGAGTTCTTTGCTGAAAATAATTTTTTCAGTTTTTGTTTTGTTTCTTGTCCTGCAACTGTTTCATAAAAGCTTTCATAAGTCCAAAGGTTTTTCTCTCTATCTTTAACAGGGTGAGATACTAATCTCAGTTTTTTATCTAGCATAAGTGCCATAAGTCCCATTTCACTATTTTGCATAGTAGCAACTTCTTTACAATTTGCTAATAGTTCGAATCCTCCGACTTTTTTATCTAGAACTACATCATCTCCGAACTTTAATTTTAATTTTGCTATCCAGACTTTTTGAGTAATAGGATGAGGTTTAATTTTATATCCCTCATTCACACATTCTTTTAGTCTATCCCAGTGCAATGTTTTTGCCTTATGTAAAATATTTGTGCCGGGCAAAAACACTACTTTATCATAATACTCAGGATTTATTCCTAAAGTATATTTATTATGAAAGTTATTTACTATTTTTTTACATCTTTCTTCATCTATTTTTATGTCAGAATTAGCAATGTAATTAAATAATCTATTATTAATAGGCCTACTTGGTACTCTTATGTATATACCGTTACCTAAAAAATCTGTATATAACCATTTATGTACAGTTCTTATTGCATTTGTATTAAACCAAATATCATATTCAAAAGGACTTCCTCTAAATTCTTTAGGAATAACTCTATCTTTAAATTCTCCTAATTGTTCTAAATCAGATATAGGTCTATAAGCAGAACCTGACTTCATGAAGTGAGTAGGAATATCTCCTAAAGACTCATTTATAGTTAGTGCTTCTAATTTTTTATTTGGCTTTATCACGCTTTAACTCAAATAATTGTTTTTCCATTAATCTCATTCGTTTTTCTGACTCTTCTATAGAATCATACATAGCGTTCATCATGCTTTCCATTTTTCTGTTTAGATACTCTGGTGTTAATTTTGTTTCTTTTTGAAATCCGCTGCCTTTTTCTAGTTCTTTCATTCTTAATTGCTCTCGCTCCATTGTGAGCCATCCCAGAATGAGAATCCGTAGTCTTCGAGACTAGAAACTTCTGTATCAAATAAAGTTCCCACCTGTGAGGCTGTTGTTCTTTCGTATACTACTGTCGATGTATTAAAGACTGTAGTGGTTAAGTGATCTGTTGTAATTGTGGTATCTGTATTTCTTTGTGTATTAAATGTTGTGGTTGTAGTTCTATCAGTACCAAATGTTGTTGTTCTTGTAGTTTCAAAACTTGTAGTTGTGTCAAACGCTGTTGTTCTTGAAGTTTCTGTACTTCTAGAGGACGCTGTACTTCTGCTTGATGCTGTTGACTTAGAAGTATTAAATGTAGTTGTTGTAGCTTTTGAAGTACCTGTAGTTCTACTTGTAATTGTTCCTTGTGAAGTAGCAAATGTAGTTGTTGTAGCTCTACTTGAAGCAGTTGATCTACTTGATGCAGTACCTTTACTTGTTAAGAATGTTGAAGTAGTAGTTCTACTAGATGCAGTACTTCTACTTGTAATTGTTCCTTGAGTTGTTGCAAATGTAGTTGTTGTATCTCTACTTGATGCTGTACTTCTAGTAGTTTGTGTAGCTTGTGCTGTATTAAATACTGTTGTTGTATCTCTGCTTGAAGCAGTGCTTCTACTTGTAATTGTTCCTTGTGAAGTAGCAAATGTAGTTGTTGTACTTCTACTTGTTCCTGTTGATCTAGTACTTATTCTACTTGTAATATAAGCTGTTTCGTAACTTGTTGACTGAGATGTATTATCTACATATGCTGTTGATGTAGCAAATGTAGTTGTTCTTGTAGTCGACTGTGAAGTATTTGTACTTTGAGAAGTGTTTGATATTCTAAGAGTATTATAACTTGTTGATTGAGAAGTATTTGTACTTTGAGAAGTGTTTGATATTCTAAGAGTATTATAACTTGTTGATTGAGAAGTATTTGTACTTTGAGAAGTATTCGATATTCTAAGAGTATTATAACTTGTTGATTGCGAAGTATTTGTACCTCTACTTGTATTTGTAGCTTGTGTTGTATCGTAAGCAGTAGAGTTAGTAAATCCTGTACTTCTACTTGTATTTGTAGCTTGTGTTGTATCGTAAGCAGTAGAGTTAGTAAATCCTGTACTTCTACTTGTATTTGTAGCTTGAGTAGTAGTTCTTGAAGTATTAGTACTATTTGTAAATCCTGTACTTCTACTTGTATTTGTAGCAAAACTTGTATTGTTAGTAAATGCTGTACCAAAACTTGTATTATCTATATATGCTGTTATTCTACTAGTATTAGTATTTCTAGAGGTATTATTTGTAAATCCTGTACTTCTAGAAGTATTAGTATTTCTAGAGGTATTATTTGTAAATCCTGTGCTATTTGTAAATCCTGTATTTCTTGTTGTATTAAAATTAGTTAAGTAAGGTCCAAATGCACTAAATGATGTATTACCTGCGGCTGTGTTTCGGCTGGTAGTATAGTTATAAGGTTCTTGTTCTCTTTGATCATATCCTGTAGTAAGGTAAGTTGTAATTCTGAAAGTTGTTCTAATTGCGGAATAAGCACCAAAAGTACTTGCAAAAGTTTCATATGATGTTGCTCTAGAAGTATTAGTATTTCTAGAGGTATTTGTAGCAAAACTTGTAGAGTTTGTAAACGCTGTATTTCTTGCAGTATTTGTAGCAAAACTTGTAGAGTTAGTAAATCCTGTACTTCTACTTGTATTTGTTGCCTGCGAAGTATTTCTACTTGTATTTGTAGATTGAGAAGTATTATCTATATATGCTGTTATTCTACTTGTATTTGTATTATTAGTAAATGATGTAGAAAAACTTGTATTGTCAATGTATGCTGTTATTCTACTAGTAGCAGTATTTCTAGAGGTACCAAAACTTGTATTATCTATATATGCTGTTATTCTACTAGTAGCAGTATTTCTAGTAGTACTAAAACTTGTATTATCTATATATGCTGTTGTTGTAGCAAATGTTGTTATTCGTGATGTAGCAAAACTTGTATTTGCTTGATATGCTGTTGTTGTAGCAAATGTTGTTATTCTTGTTGTAGCAAAACTTGTATTTGCCTGATATGCTGTTGTTGTAGCAAATGTTGTTATTCTTGATGTAGCAAAACTTGTATTTGCTTGATATGCTGTTGTTGTAGCAAATGTTGTAATAAAACTTGTTGACTGCGCTGTATTTGTGCTTCTAGCAGTATTTGTAGCAAAAGAAGTATTCCTACTTGTACTAATCACTGTGTCATATGAGGTAGTGTAAGTTGTTGTAGTACTATACGCTGTTGTTGTACTCTTAGAAGTTAAAAATGTTGTTGTTGTAGTAAATGCAGTTGTTGTTGTAAATGCAGTAGTTGTAGCTTTACTAGTATTAAATGTTGTAGTAGTATTAAATGCAGTTGTTGTTGTAAATGCAGTAGTAGTACTTTGAGTAGTATTAAAGGTTGTTACTGTTGAAAAAGCTGTAGTAGTAGTAAATGCAGTTGTAGTGCCTTGAGTTGTATTAAATGTTGTTGTCGTTGTAAAGGCTGTTGTTGTTGTAAATGCAGTAGTAGTACTTTGAGTAGTATTAAATACAGTAGTAGTACTAAAAGCAGTTGTTGTATTAAATGCCGTTGTAGTACTTTGAGTAGTGTTAAATGTTGTTGTTGTTGTAAAAGCTGTAGTAGTAGTAAATGCAGTTGTTGTATTAAATGCAGTTGTTCTACTTGTTTCAGTATTATTACTTGTGCCAAATGTTGTTATTCTGCTAGTATCAAATGTTGTTACAGTATCAAGTGTTGTATTAAAAATTGTTGTTGTTGCAAAAGCAGTATTTTGTATTCCACTGATTGTAGACGTACTAGTAGCAGTATTTCTAGAAGTCTGATGAGTAATAGTAAAAGGACCAGCTAAAGAGCTGTTATCATTTACATATACTTCGTTGATTCTTCTAAGCGTACCACTATCATTTAACGCCAAAAAGGCGATATTACGTAAAGTTCCACTATCATTGATATATAATGGCATTTATTAACTCGAATATACAAACCAAATATGACCACTCGCTGTTGCACCAACTCCTGTTGGAGCTGTTTGAGTGATTGTATACGGTAGTCTGTCAGCACTAATAGTACCTCCAGTAATTTTGTTAGAATCTAGAGTTCCTGAATAACTTGCATCTGACCCAATGGCTGCTGCTCCGTCAATTTTTAACCCTGCGTCTTCAATGTTAAAATCTAATTTTTGTCCCATTTTATACCTCTATTGTTGATCTTATAAATTTATAAGCCATTGTGTCACCACTTGCTGGTGTCACTCTTAATCTTACATTACCACTCGATATATCTGCGTCAAATGTTGCTTGTGCACCATTGTCAAATATTGAAGCGTACTGTGTTAAATAAACTGTTGTTCCGTCATGGAAAAGTGATATTTTTAAAGTTTGATAATCACTATCTGTTGAATTTGTAATTTGAACTGTATACTCAGCACTTCTAAATGTAGCTGCTGCAAAACTGTCTAGTGTAAATTGTGTCGTTGCTGATGAGTTTCCTGTACCTACATCAAAACCAGCTACTTCGTCTATGTGAAGTTTTTGTGGTGGTGCTGAATCTTGGATACCTAAGTTACCAACTACATTTGTTGTATCGGCACCATCTCCAAGTGTAACTGCTCCAGAGAATGTAATGTTCCCTGTCATGTTTTTACCACCAAGTGCTGCACTTGATAGTTGTGTAGAAGTTACAGCATTTCCTGCAATCTCACTTGACCCGACAGCGTTAGCGGCTATTTTAGCTGCTGTTACAGAGTTAGCTCCTAGTTTTGCATTTGTTACATTAGCATTGGCAATCTTTGCTGTTGTAACTTGTAGATTTCCTAAGTGTATAGTATCTATACTACCACTTACTAATTCTGCTGAGTCTACAGAGTTTGATGCTAATAAGTCCGCTGTGATTAATCCACTAGTAATAAAGTTTACACTATTAATAGCGTTATCTGCAATCTGTAAATTTGTTACAGAGTCAGAAGCAAGCTCACTTGTTCCTACACTATTGACAGCTATTTTATCAGATGTAATAGCATTATCTGCTATTTTAGCTGTTGTTACTTGTAAGTTTCTAATGTGGGTAGTATCTATACTAGCAGAAATTAATTCTGCTGAATCAACTGAATTTGCGGCAAGTTCATCTGAGCCTACAGCTCCAGTTGCTATTTCACTAGCACCTACTGAACCTGCGACTATCTCGCTTGAGCCAACTGCGTTACCTGCTATTTTAGCAGATGTAATAGCATTATCTGCTATTTTTATTGTCTCTACAGAAGAGGAGGCTAGATGAATTGCATCTATGCTACCAGTTACTAATTCTGCACTGTCCACAGTATTCGCTGCTAAACTTGTTGATAAAGCAACTGCACCTGAGCCGTTAAAGTTTACTGCCGAAGCTGTTACATCTCCTGTTAGAGAGAAAGCTCTAGTTGTTGCTAAAGTTGTAGCTGTGTCCGCATTGCCTGTTAAATCACCAGTAACATCTCCTTCTACATTAGCTATTATTGTTCCTGTTGTAATTGTTAAGTCACCTGTAGAAGCACCAGTAAATGTACCAGTACCTACTTTAAACTTATTTGCACTCTCATCAAAACCTATAAATGCATTATTTTGGTCGCCTCTTTCTATAACGATACCTGCATCGTTTGATGGAGTTCCTGTTGTTCCTGTGCCGAGTTCCATTAATGGATCAGCAATTGTAGTTGTTGTTGAATTAACAGTTGTAGTTGTTCCGTTTACAGTTAAGTTTCCAGATAATGTTACATTACCTGAGAAGGTTTGTCCTGAAAGAGCATCACTTGATAAAGCTGCTACGTCTACAGCGTTACCTGCTAATTCGCTAGAGTCTACTGCACCAGCTGCTATATGTCTTGCTAGTACTTGATCTGTTGCTATTTTTGTTGAAGTAATATTGTTATCTGCAATTTTTGCTGTTATTACTGAGCTTGTAGATAAATGAATAGCATCAATGCTTCCTGATACTAATTCTGCAGTATCTACTGAGTTTGCAGCTATTTGTAAAGCTCCAACACCGTCAGTTGCTATTTCTGAAGATGTAATTGTGTTTTCTGCTATGTGTCTTGATACTACAGAGTTACTAGCGATTTTAGTACCATCGATAGCGTTGTCTGCTACGTTTCCTGTAGCGATTGTATTTGCTGCTATATCTCCTGAAACAATAGTTCCATTTGTAATGTGGTCTGAAGATATTACTCCAGAAGGAAGTTTAGCTGCTGTAATAGCATTATCTGCTATTTTAGCTGTTGTTACTTGTGAAGCTCCTAAGTGAATAGTATCGATACTACCACTAACTAATTCTGAGCTATCTACAGAGTTTTCTGCCAGTTCTGATGAACCTACTTGTCCTGTTCCTATTTGTGTGCTAGTAATAGAACCGTCTGCTATCTTGGCTGCTGTTACAGAGTTATCTGCTAATTCTGCTGTTCCTACAATACCGTTTTGGATTATACCAGCCGTGACCGAGTTAAGTGCTATTTCGCTTGTTCCGACAGCATTACCAGCTATCTTTGCACTTGTTACTGAGTTTGCTCCAATATGTATAGTATCAATACTACCTGTTACTAGTTCACTAGAGTCTATTGCGTTTGATGCTATTTCTGAAGTTCCGACTGCGTTTGCTGCTATTTCTCCTGAAGTTACTGCATTTCCTGCAATTTTTGCACTTGTTATTGAACCAGTTGCTAAATGTATTGTATCAATTGAACCTGATATTAATTGTGCTGAATCTACAGAGTTTGATGCTAAAGCTGCAGTATCTATACTATTATCTGCAACTCCTGTAACTGCTGAACTCTGTAATTGTGCTGCACCAATGGCATTAGTTGCTACTTCTGAGGTTCCTACTGCATTTGCTGCAATTTCTGAACTACCAACTGAATTACTTGCTATCTCACTTGCAGTAATAGAGTTACTTACTATTTCTGTAGTACCTACTGCATTGGCTTCTAGTACAGATACTAGATGGTTTTCTTTTCCTATAAGTGCCATTTTATGTTTGCTCCAAATATGATAGGACTACATCAAGACTACTTGCTACGTTGCTTTGTATTCTGATTCCATCCCCTTCTTCTAATACTACTTTGGCATCTCCACCTATTACGGCTATAGAAGTACCACTTGGTATTGGTGTATTATGAGTTATGTTAACTAAGGTTGATGAACTTGAATCAGAAAAAACAGTATTTGCTTCTATGCTTCCTCCACTTTGGTTACAGATATACAATCCAATAATTGTACAAGTGCTACCTGCTGGTGCGGCAAACACGGTTGTCAATGAAGTACCTATATTAGACCCTGTTGCTGTTTTAAATGCTGATGCCATATTCCTATCCTAGTGCTATGGCTAACGCTAATACATCGTCTTCGGTTTGTCCACCTGAAGAGCCTATTAATTTTATAGTTCCGTTAGCCGCTTTTGTGTAAATTTTTCCATCCGCAACATTCATTGCAAGTTCATGTGTTTGTAAGTCACTTGACTGTGGTACAGAACCTTCTGTTTCTGAACGTTTTGGTTTAATTACATGAGACATTCTTAGAAAGTTCCCCCATCTAAGGTATTAGTCCATGCTATTGTTCCGTTTGCTCCAACTTGTAAAACTTGTCCTACTGAATTTGTTGAATCGTATGTTCCTATTGATAAAGAAGCAAAAGATGAACCGCCATTTGCTCCGTATAAAAGTACTCCTTCAGGTACTGAGGATACTCCTTTTAATCTTAAAGTATCTGAATTAATTTCTATTGATGCGTTATCTACATTTACAGAAAGTGTGTTTCCTGCTTTTGCAAGACCTACACCTGCTGTAACACTACCAGCTCCTGAGAACTGAGTCATTGTTATATCATCGGTTCCAATTGTTGCTGAACCAGTTATATTTGAAAGTACAAAACCTGCGTCTGCGTCACTTCCTTCTTCAACAAATGTAAACATACCACCAGTGACTTCTGCTGAGCTATCTGCATCTGTTGTTCTTGTAAGAACGTATGGATTTGAAACATCACCAACTGTAGTAACTTTATAGATACCATTTTCAGTTTCATCTGTTTGTGCTTTTACAAGTACTCTATTATTTAAAATTAATGATGTACTATCAATTGATACTGCACCATTTGCATCCGCTGTAAGTGTTGCACCCACACCGCCTGTTCCATTATTATAAGTAGCGGATAAGTTTGATTGTGAACCTACTCTTACTGAATCTTTAATATCAAGTGCTTGTTTTACACCATCTACATATGCTTTTGTTACTGCATCAGTTGCTTGTGAGGGAGTACCAATATTAGTAACTCTATTTCCACCCATATCAACTGTTTGTGAACCTGCAACCGTTATTCCACCGTCAAAATCTGCTGACTGTGTAAAGGTTGATGTACCAGTAACTGTTATTGTGTCTCCACTAGCATTACCTAAAGTAACATTTCCATCTAATTGAGTTGAACCATCAACTTCTAAGTTACCTGTTAATGTGGAATTTCCAGTTACATCTAAAGTACCTGCTACTAATGTATTACCTGTACCACTTGCTACTGTGAATTTGTCTGTGTTTATTGTTAAATTACCAGTAACTGCTGCTGATCCTAAAGTTGCTGCTCCTGAAACATCTAATGCTCCATTTAAGTCTACATCTTGTCCGATTTCTACTTCTTCACTTCCATTTGTTGTGATAATTTTAACATAAGAAGTTCCGCCTTCATTTATGTCTAAAGCTGCTGATTCATTATCTGGTAATGTTAAAGAAGTTGATTGTTGTTGTAAATTTAACTCTCCGCTGTGTTGAATAATAAGTTGGCCAGCTGATTTAACTGTTAAGTTTCCTGAAGTTGTTGCAATAGTATTATTTGCACCCGTGACTACAATATTACCAGTTTTTAATTGGTCAATTTTACTGTTAGTATCAACTAATACTGCTGAACTTGCTGTAAGAGTTCCTGCTGTATGGTCGAGCATTTCGACATACAAGTCTCCACCTATTGTTGTTACTGCTGAGGACGTTGGATGTCCTACAAAGAGCTTTTTAGAATTAGACGAATATGCTAACTCACCAGCACCTAGTGAAGTTGGAGCGGCGGTACTCGCACTTCTTTTGATTTTAATGGTTTGTGCCATGATTATTTCCTATCGAGCTTAAAAGCCCCCTGCGTCTACCGTATCTGAGTCCGCTGAGTCGTTGCCTATCATTATAGGAACAAATTCAAAGTTTCCGGTCGATGTTTCTCGGTAGATCTTTAACTGATTATCATCAGTGTCATAAAATAAGTCTCCTTCTGCCAAATTTTGAGTATTAGCAGTTGGAGCTGTTGTTGATACATAGAATTGATTTGCTAAAAAGTTAAGTGCACCTTCTACACTACTTTCTGTACTTAGGGTTCCTACTCCCCCTGTGAGAGTAATACCTGCAGCATCTGAAACATCTCCTCCAATCGCTGATGAGATTGTAAGAGTTGTGGTTTGAGAAGTAGCGTTTAAACTTGTTGTACTAGGAGTAATAGATATTGTTGTAGCCATTATCGAGTCACGTTTTGTGTAACTCTTGCTACACCCTGTATCAATCTAGTAATTGTATTTGAACTAGAGTTATAAATTTCTGTATCATAATAATATTTACCTGCACCAATATTTGCGGTTGTTCCATAACCAAGTTTCATTGTAAAAACTCCATTAGCTGAATCACTAATATTACAGGTAAATGTTGCTGTAAGAGTATCGGAAGAAGGGGTTGGACGAAGTTGTGCTGAAACTGTATGTGTTGATAAGTTAATAGCGTCTCCATCTTCAGATAAAGCGATAGACAAGGCAAAGTCTGCACCTTGGTCAATAACGATATCATAATTTCCTGCTGCCATATTTTTACTCCTATATGACAATTATACCAAAAAGATGAGGGAATGTCAAGAACTATTTTTAAGGGGTAGTTAGTAAACGTATTTTACTGAGGAACATGATATCTAGGACCATATAAAGCAGTAGCAAAATTAATGTTTAGTCCATCAATTTTGTCTGTTTCTTGTAATATAGATTTTGCCCAATTTAACATTATAGTTTCCGTTACATTTTCATATGGAGTAATAAATCCTGATAGTTCACCATTTGCTTTTGCTCTCCAAGGCAATGGAACATTAAATGTTTCTGAGTAAACTAAATCTGATTGTCCACTTACTAAGTGTGTGGCATTTCCACTTGTACCATCTGTTCCTGTAACTTTTACCGATACTGTTTTTACCATATTGTTTTCTCTTACTCTAGGCATTTCTTGATTATTTACAAAGTTTTGAGTTTCATGAGATACAAATTCATAAGTAAAAGTAAACTGCACATCTAGTGTAGTAGTTACTGGTGCTCCTTCTGAGTCTGTTCCTGTTTGTATTATATGATTCATAATTATGCCTTTATTTCTTGTTGTACGTTATGTGCTATGTACCCTGTGTTATTTCCACCTCTTACTACGTAAGTATCATCATCTTCTACATCCATGTTATGGGTAATACAAGCTTGTGTTATTCTAGGTATTGCAAATATTTCTTCTCTAGTGCCGTTTTCTCTGATTAGATAATCTCCTTCTGCTAAGTCTTCTACTTTTACAAATTTAAATACTCCATCTTTAAAGGCTAACATAGGATGTTCGTTAGTAACTTTTAGATTGTAATTAATCCAATAATAATTTGTATGTGCGTGAGGGTCTGTTAGTGCAACGACATTTGAAGTTCCAAAACTTCCACTTCCTATTTCTGAACTTGACCAAGTTTTCCAAGCATTTTCACCTGTTGAGAAACTTGAATGTCTAAATGATTTTACACTTTCTCCAACATTTACATCTTCGATTGCTTTAGTAGTTCCATCAGCCATAACGACAGGAGTTCCTTGTACGAAACAACCTCCGCCACCGCCGCCACCGCCGCCACCGCCACCGCCGCTTCCAGAGGTGCCTCCTGTTGTTACTGAGAATACTTCTGAAGCTTCTCCTATAGTAACAGTTGTAGATCTTGCCGTTAAGTTAGTTGATGAAGAAGTAATCTCAACATTGATATAACTTCCATTTGCTATTTGAGAGTTTGCTGTACCAAAGCTTCCGTTGTCAATCTTAAATCTTGTAAATGAAGTATTAGATATATTTACAGTTTTAGTTCCTGCAAATCCTCCAACAACTTGTGTATTTGAATAAAATGCTGTACTTAGTGCTACACCTGATTGGTTAGCAAAACTATATACTGGGTCTGTTGTTCCGAACTTAATAAATCTAGCTTCACATCTTAAAGTATCAGGACCTGAGTCCCCCTGTGCTCTAACAAATACTGATACATTACCTGTACCTGTGTGTGTAAATGCAATTGGCATATTACCTGAAGCTACCGGGGAAGTATTAGTATATAGTCTTGTACCCCCATTTATTAATAAGTTTCCTGCAGTGTATTGATGAAGCTGTGGTGTTTCATAAACTAGTGTTCCTTCACTATTAGTAGCGGTACCTGTTCTTATTTGAATACTAATTGTCTTAACATAGTGAGTTTCTCCAATAACTCTAACAAATCCTTGATAAAAACCTGGGCCACTACCTACACTAACAACATGTTTATTATCCATTACGT